TTCTATTCGTGGTATGTCTGTTAACCTACTCTATCTCGACGAATTTGCATTCGTTGAACGTGCTACTGAATTCTATACTTCAACTTATCCAGTTGTATCAGCAGGTAAAGATACAAAGGTTATTATTACGTCCACAGCTAACGGTATTGGTAATCAGTTCCATAAGATCTGGGAAAGTGCTGTACAGGGAGTAAGTGAATATAAACCGTTCCGTGTCGACTGGTGGGATGTACCAGACCGTGATGAAGAATGGAAAAAGAAAACAATTAACAATACATCCCAGCTACAATTTGACCAGGAATTCGGTAATACATTCTTCGGTACCGGGGATACGCTGATTGCTGCTGACACTCTTATGTCGCTAAGAGCTATGCCTTATAAGATGAGAACTGCTGATGACGTTTTAATCTATGAGGAAGCAGAAAAGGGTCATGAATATATCATGATGGTAGATGTAGCAAAGGGAAGAGGTCTGGATTATTCTACGTTTAACGTAATCGATGTAACATGTAGACCTTGGAAACAGGTCGCAGTTTATCGAAACAATCTTATCTCTCCTATCCTCTTCCCCAATGTTATTTATAAGTACGCGAATTCTTACAATGAAGCTTTAGTGATTATTGAGAGTAATGATGCAGGACAATTAGTCTGTAACGGTCTTTATATGGATTTAGAATATGAAAATATGTTTGTTGAATCTGCAGTAAAAGCTAACTCTTTGGGTATTAACATGACCCGTAAAGTAAAAAGGATTGGATGTTCTGGATTTAAAGACGTACTTGAAAATAATAAATTAGAAATAGTAGACGAAAATACTATTTTAGAAATATCTACATTCGTTGCAAAAGGTCAATCATATGAAGCAAGTGACGGTAATCATGATGATTTGGTAATGAATTTTGTTCTATTTGGATATTTTATCAGTACAAGCTATTTTGCTGACTTAACTGATATTAATATTAAGCAAATGTTATTTGAGCAGAATATGAAAGAGATTGAAGACGACGTATTACCATTTGGATTTATATCAAACAGCCAGGACGAAATCGCAGCGGAAGAAGCTGCTTCGAAGGCTAACAACGGATGGGGTGAATGGGCATTAGACCCGTTTGATCGTAATTTTTGATTATTATAAATACAATTAGGTGAATATTCGTATTATGATAAAAACCCGTATAATTAAGGAGAAAATCCAATGGCATTAGGTATACCTTCATATTCTCCTGGTGTGCAGTTTAGAGAGATTGATATTACAGGATCAGTCGGCAACAGTCCAACCTCTACAGCTGTTATTTCAGGAAATTTCAATTGGGGTCCGGTTGCAGTACCAGTCTTAGTCGGCGACGAAGAAGGCTTGGTTTCTACATTTTCCCGTCCCGATGAAAACAATACCGTGGATTTCCATAGCGCTTCCTATTTCTTAAAGTACTCAGACGGTCTTTATGTTATTCGCGAAGTAGATGGCGATTCCGCTTTATCCACAACGGCAAAGAATGCTCACGCAACTGTTGGCGTTACTACAATTTCATTCATCCCGAATAGAACAGCTTTTGATAATATTCTGGATACAATTGATAACTTTTCAGGCGACTCTGATGGTGACCCGAATCTTGAAAGAGGTCACTCACTCGTCGCTCGCTATCCAGGTGAAATCGGAAACAGCTTAGAGGTACAAGTTTGTAACTCACATGCGACAGACAGTTCTTTCGATAACTGGGAATATAAAAACACATTCGACGCTGCTCCTGGCACTTCTTCATACGTTGAAGAAAGAGACGGTTCAAACGACGAGATCCACGTGGTTGTCGTTGACAAGAATGGCAGAATCACTGGTACAAAGGGAACTGTCCTTGAAACGTATCCATTCGTTTCTCTTGCTAAAAATGCAAGAAAGCCAGATGGGTCTACAAACTACGTAGCAAATGTTATTAATGATCAGTCAAGCTATATCTATTGGGTATCTGCTGGTTCATCTCTAGCATTCGATTCTGATGAATGGGGCTTAGCTTCAAACATCGGCACAAATGCTACAGTAGGTGTAACGAAGAACTTTGGCGGTTCACTTAGCACTAAGACGTTTACGTTCAATGTTGGTGCTAACTCAGGTGCTCTATCAGTTTCTGACCATATTCGTGCATTCGATAGGGTCGAAGACGCAGAAACTACTGACGTAGATATTCTAGTCGCACCTGGCCTAACAGCTACAGATGATCAGAAAACAATGATCAACGACCTAGCATCTATTGCAGGATCTGTTCGTAGAGACGCAGTTGCAGTTTCCTCACCACCACGTAACACTATTGTTGGTACAAATGCTATTAATAGCAGTACGATCACAAATAATATCGTTTCATGGGCAAATAGCGTAACATCATCTTCATACGTACTCCTAGATAACAACTATCTCAAGGTGTATGATAAGTATAACGACAACTACATCCAGATTCCGGCTGCTTCTTCAACTGCTGGTCTTATGGCTGCTACTGATCGTGATGCTGCTCCATGGTATTCACCAGCTGGTTCACGCCGTGGTCTATATCTCGGTGTAACAGATCTTGCTTGGAATCCTGAGACGAAGACCAACAGAGACACACTTTATAAAGCAGGTGTCAACCCGATCGTTAATATAGTCGGTCAAGGTCCAACCCTATATGGTGATAAAACCAAACTCGGAAGACCAAGCGCATTCGATCGTGTCAACGTTCGTCGTCTATTCCTAAAGCTTGAAAAGGACATTACGGAATACGCGAAAAACCTTCTGTTTGAATTCAACGATGAATTCACAAGAGCAGAATTTGTTGGTGTTGTTGAACCGTATCTCAGAGACGTCAAAGCTCGTAGAGGTATCTACGACTACAAGATAGTCTGTGATGAAACAAATAACCCACCATCAGTCGTTGACGCTAACGAATTTATTGCAAGCATCTTCGTCAAGCCCGCCCGTTCAATTAACTACATCACTCTCAACTTTGTTGCAGTTAGATCCGGCGTGAGCTTCGAAGAAGTTGTTGGCACGGTATAATAGGAGACAACAACAATGGTTTTAAGCATTAGCGACTTTCAGAAAAACGTAAAGGGTGGCGGAGCAAGAGCGAACCTCTTTGTCGCCACTCTTAACAATCCAATCGGAGAGAAAACTTCCGAGGCTTCTCAGTTTTTGATAAAGACTGCAGAACTTCCAGGTTCAACAATTACACCTATCATCATTCCTTTCCGTGGTAGACAACTTAAGATCTCTGGGGATCGTACATTCGATCCGTGGACAGTAACTGTTATCAACGATAACGAATTTACTATCCGTAAGGTTATGGAAGATTGGATGGCAGAGATGAACAACCACGAAGATAACCAAGGTGCAAACACTGGTTACTTTGCGGATATGTCAGTTGCTCAACTTGACAGAAACGGCGTCGAACTAGCTAAATATAATTTAGTTGGAGCTTGGCCTTCTGATCTTGGTCCAATTTCAGTATCATTCGATAACGAAAACCAGATCGAAGAGTATCAGGTTACCTTCCAGTATCAGTACTGGACAAGAGGAGGCGAGGTTGGAGCGCTTCCAACTGGGCAGAGTATTCCCGGTACTGATTTCGGATAAATCCGATCTATTATGACGTTATAAATAAAAGGGAAGGGCTTAACGGCCCTTCCTAACCTACGTGATATCAAGGGCACTTTTATGGCAGATAATACAATTAAACTTTTCGGTTTTGAAATTAAAAGAGCCGGTAAAGAAGAAAAAAAATCTTTATCAATGGTACCGCCTACCGATACTGATGGAGCGGGATATGTAACCGCGTCTGCTTCGGGTCATTACGGTCAATATGTTGATATTGACGGCGATCAGGCAAAAGACAATCATCAATTAATTATGAAATATCGTGGTATTGCTATGCACCCAGAGGTTGACATGGCTATCGAAGAGATTCAAAATGAAGCGGTTTCTACCAGTGAACTAGAATCTTCAGTAAGTCTTTCCCTTGATAAGGTAGAAGTTTCAGATAAAATTAAAAAATTAATGACGGAAGAATTTGATTATATTACTTCCCTACTAAATTTCCAAGACAACGGACATGATATGTTCCGTAGATGGTATGTTGATGGACGTCTCGTTCACCATATCATTGTCGACCCATCGAACCTTAAGGCAGGTATTAAGGAACTTCGATTTATTGATTCTGCAAAAGTGAGAAAACTAAAAGAAATTAAGTATAAAAAAGATGAATCATCTGGTGCAAAGGTTGTTGACCAGGTTAATGAATACTACATCTATCAGGAAAAGCCCGGTAATCAACAGTCAGGTATTAAGCTGACAACTGATTCGGTTTCTTATGTTACATCTGGATTACTAGATGAATCCCGTAAAAAAGTAATATCATATCTACATAAAGCTTTAAAGCCGGTTAACCAGCTTCGTATGATGGAAGACTCTTTGGTCATCTATCGTCTCGCACGTGCGCCAGAGCGTCGAATCTTCTATATTGACGTAGGTAACTTACCGAGAGGTAAAGCTGAAGAATACATGAAGTCGATCATGACTAAGTATCGTAACAAGTTGGTGTACGATTCTAACACGGGTGATATACGTGATGATCGTAAGCATATGTCTATGCTAGAAGATTTCTGGCTACCTCGTCGTGAAGGCGGTAGAGGTACTGAGATTACATCCCTTCCGGGAGGTGAAAATCTTGGACAGATCGATGACGTTATCTACTTCCAAAAAAGACTATATCGTTCATTGAACGTTCCTCTAAATCGTCTTGAACAAGAGGCACAGTTCTCTCTTGGTAGATCGACTGAGATCTCCCGAGATGAAGTTAAGTTCCAAAAGTTTATTGATAAGCTACGCCGTAGATTCTCTAAATTATTCTTAGAGCTTCTTAAAAAACAATTAATAATGAAAAAGATTGTTACGGAAGAAGATTGGAATAAATGGAAGAATGATATTACAGTTGATTATCTACGGGATAATCATTTCACAGAATTAAAAGATAATGAGATTCTAAGAGAAAGAGTACAGACTCTAGATATGATTAGCCAATATACAGGGGAATATTTTACTCGTGATTGGGTAATGAGAAATGTTCTTCGATTTGATGATGAAGAAATTAAAGAAGTAGAAAAAATGAACAGTGAAACTGAAAAAGAACAAGATTCTACTCCAGATAAAGAAGAACCTGCAGAACCGCCAGCGCCTCAAGGTCAACAACATTCTATTGATATTAATGTAAAAAAAGAACAGGCTGAATTTGATATTTTAAGGTCTTTAACTGAAAACCTAAAATAGGTAAATTATGAAAAAAGTTATTAATGAAGCTCTTATTGCTCTAAACTTCAAAAAGGTTTACGAAGAAATACGTAACCTAAAGGAAAGAGGAACTATTGTTGGACCTCGCGGTAAAAAAGGTGAGCGCGGTGATAAAGGGGATCAAGGTATTCCTGGCCTGCAAGGACCGAAAGGTGATAAAGGAGAAAAGGGTGACACCGGAGAAAGAGGACTACAAGGTGAAACTGGTCCACAGGGCGAGATCGGGCCACAAGGTGATAGAGGCCTGGACGGTGCACCAGGTGTACCAGGCGACAAAGGTGAAAGAGGAGATACCGGACCACAAGGTGAAGTAGGTCCTCAGGGTATTCAGGGACCGCAAGGACAGAAAGGTGATCGTGGAGATAAAGGCGACACCGGCCCTCAGGGTGATATTGGTCCACAAGGTATTCAAGGTCCTGCTGGTGAAAAAGGAGATAAAGGTGATAACGGGGAGAAAGGTGATCGTGGAGAAACTGGACCTCAAGGTATCGCCGGAGAACGAGGACCCAAAGGTGATCGTGGAGAAAAAGGCGATCGAGGTGACACTGGATTACCTGGTCCAAAAGGTGATCGTGGTGAGATAGGCCCGCAGGGAGAACCGGGGCCTCAAGGTCCAGCAGGTAAAGATGCAGAAGTTCCCGATATAGAACCTTTAATAAAGCAAGCCCAAGATAGAGCACAGGGTGACTTTAATAAATGGCGCGAGAATGTCAATAAATCTCTTCAGAGCATCGGTGGCGGCGGTTCTTATAGAATTCTAGATAATGCCGACGTAAAAATGTCAAAGGTCTCAGAAATGAGTGATAATGACATTTTAATCTGGGATTCGGATATTAAAAAGTTTAAAAAGCTAAACATTGTCACAGTTATTAATAATATAAGAGCGGAGTTAGAAGTGCAATACGATAAGCTTGTAGATGAGGATGGTACATATACCTACATCGGTGAAGCCACTCCAGGATCAGATAAAGCCTCTGCTGTTTGGAGAATTAAAAGAATTGAAGAGATTGATGGGGATCTCGAGATTCGTCTTGCAAACGGATCAGAGGAATTTAATAAAGTTTGGAATGATAGAGCTTCCTTTACTTACTAATTATTATAAATAGATGTAATTGATAGGATCCTGTCAGTGGTTGATGCCTATGACAAAATCGTTATGATAAACAAAATTTAACAAGGAGAGAAATATGGCTCTTATTACAGATCCCGATTTTCTGTCACAGGGTACATCGACAACGTTGGCTAACCTGACTGATATTGCAGTCACTGGTAGAACAGCTACATTTACAGCGAGCTCAGGTTTGCCGACGATTACCGCTGGTCAGTATTTCGAAGTAAGAAACGCAAATACACTTGCAAATAACGGCTTATATCGTTGTACATCATCATCAGGCACTTCACTTGTTGCAGTTAAACAAGCAGGATCAAATGATGAAACACCTGTAGCAGATGCATCACCGGGTGCAACA